TGCCTCAAATGACTCTGCGTAAGTTCGCCTTCCAGCGCAGCAGTAGCCGCGTGGCGCACGTTACGCGCTCCGTCGATAATTCCACCAGTGGTTCGACGGTTAAGCGGTGTTTCGAATGCTCTCAGAGCACTCGTCACACCAAGGAAACGATCCACAATGGGTTGCAGTTGCTTCGGGTCAGGTACGGTCTTCCGTACTCTGAGCTACCGGACTGCAGCCCTGGTGATCTCTCTCGTTTCCTCTCATTCCTTTTGCTACAGGGTAAGGAGCGGACCTCTGTAGCCTTCCCTCGTCGCCAGCGACGAGGGGAAACCGGCCTCTGTTCACTACAGAGGTTGTGTCGTAGAGACAGGTGGGCTCTTGCCCACGGCTGCTCCTCAATTAAACGCAACTTGCCGAAAAGTTGCAGACGACACACTCCATCCGCGCGGCCTCATTGGGAGAAGACCGCGTGCTCTCAACCCCCTCCCCCATCCCCGGACTACATCGCACACGTCAGACGTGTTGTAGCCGGCATCTTTCGTCCCGGATGGGATCGGAACTACCATTCCTTCGTCGGGAATCATGTTCCGAACCCGTCCGCTCGCGCCTGTAAGGGCCGCGCTGATGCCCTTTGGGCTGGACGACGAGATGAGTTCTTTATCGCTACTACTTCAGAGAGTGAGGTCGTTCCTCATAGTCTCTCAGGGCGATACAAAGATATCCTTTCCGCGGGCAAGACCAGGCCCATGCTCATTTTTGATGAGCATGTTGAGCTTCTTGCGCCATTGCATAAGCTATTATATTCACATTTAGCTAAGCAGGATTGGTTACTTTGCGGTCCTCCGACCGAAGAAAGGATGGCATCTGTCCTTGTGAACGACTACCAGACTTCGGTGGATCTGGTAGCGGCAACAGACGGTCTGGACCTTAGGGTTTCCCAGACCATCCTGGACACCTTGTTCTTCACTTCGGTGAAGATACCTCGTACTCTTCGGGCGTTCGCGAAGAGTTCTTTGCATCCTTTCTTTAAGGATCTCGAGGGAAAGGTGTCCAGGGTGAGCCATGGACAGATGATGGGAGCCTACCTCTCCTTTCCTCTACTTTGTATCCATTCCTATTGTGCTGCCTCCTGGGCAGCACGGGATCAGATGGATGCCCGTTTTCTCGTTAATGGTGATGACACCGTCATTTCCGCCGGACGAGAGATCAGCGTGCAGGACTACCCGCAAGGGTACCGACTCAACGCTGATAAGACAATTCGGGCCAGGAATACTGCTGAGCTCAACAGCACTGTTTTCCTGAAGAGTAGAGGGAGGTGGCGCGAGATACGCCATCTTAGGAGAGGAGGAGCGGTGGCCGATTTCCCCGGGATGATCCATATGGCGAAAGCTGTTATGGTGGCACCCGGGTTCGTGGACGCCTTTCAAAGGTGTCGAATCGGTCGCCGTTGGGGTTTCCTCCCCAGCCAACTTGGTCATACGACCTACCCCTCTTACAAAAGAGAGAGGGGCCTCAGGGTGCGTCGTTTCTGGACGCCCTTGCCGGAACCGTCTTCGGACGTCGAGTTCCCAGAGGAGTTGGTTAGGATCACCGGAAGGGATCCTACGCCCGTGGAGGCAGAAGCCTTGCGAGTTGTCATGTGGAGACACGGGCGCTGGGGGGGTGCGAAGAGAGACGTATTTTCTCCGTCCTGCGGGAAAGTACGTCGGAGCTACCGTTACAGGGCCCAGCCCTGTAAGTCTTACCTGAGTTTTGTTGGCTCAGGGAGGCCAAAGTTATCCCCTCTTTGCGGAAAGGGGGGGGACATGAGTCTGGTTCCGGCTGGGTTTGTGTCTGACGAGGAATCGAGAGGGTTGGAAGACCTTGAGCAGTTCAGAGTGAACTGGGATAGGGGCTTTATTCTCTTAGAGAATTGAGCACTGGACTTCCAACGATGAGATCCGTGGATCCCATATCGTTTCTGGCCGTTCGCAGCTGAAACACACACTGGGCCCTTTGCTACCGTTTCCTTCCCCGTCGGGGTTGGGCGGAGGCAGGCTACCCGAAGACGAGGTCGTAATCCTGTTCAACACGTAAGAGCCAGAATCCATGGCTACTCACTTCGGTGAGGAGGAAATCC